ATTCCGTTGCTAATATGCAACTAATAGCTAAAGATAGAATGAGAGAAATTAAATTATGGTCGGTTCTTAAAAAAGAATATAACGATGGTTCGTTTGATGACAAAGATGTTAACAGACACCAACTAGATTCTTACCATTTAATAATGAAAAATAAAGCAGAGACCTTAACACCTGGTTCATCACAGCCAGAAGTGTTTAATGTATTAGGACAATTACAAACTATAGAGAGAGTTAAAAAATCAGGAGAAATGATTTATAACAAGAAAGAACAGTTGACTAATGATCTTGGAGAAACAAAAAAATAATACTAAAGTAGTTATATTAGGTCAAACAGTACTAAAGTATCAAGTACCTTTTGATGTTTATAATGCTATTAATAATATTTACGAAGATAAATATCCAATTTTACCTAAAGCCAATAAACAATTAATTGGTAAAATTGAAAAAGAACATTCTTTATACTATCAAGGAGACAACAAAGATATTATGCAACATCATAATTTGTTAACTCATGATGTTCTTAATTGGTTTGAAAATACTTTTAAACATTATTTAGAATTTAATCGTATTATATATCAAAAAAAAAAATTAAACTCTGTTTGGATTAATCAAATGTTTGAGAATGAATATAATCCAGTGCACGTACACCAGGGTTCTTTGTACACAGGTTTATCTTCTGTAATGATTTTAAAAGTACCAGAATCTTTTGGTGTAGAGTACTCTTCTAAAGATGAACCTCAAAACGGAAAACTACAAATAATGGGTGCTGCTGCAGGGCAATTTTCAAATACGGATTACTGTCCAGAAATTAAAGAAAGAGATTTTTTTATATTTCCTTATGATGTTAGACACTGTGTTTATCCTTTTAATGGTCCAGGGTATAGAAGAACATTATCAGCTAATTGTGATGTAGCACATAACCCAATACAGAACAGGGCAAGATTTTAATGTACGAAAACACTATAATAAAAGAACCAAAATGGAAAAGTTGGATTATAAAAACAAATACTCCTTTGTTTACACCAGATCAATGTAGACAAATTATTAAATCTGGTAGAGAACAAAAACCACAACAAGCTGGAGTAGGGATGGATAGACCCGACGGAAGTGTAGATACTAAAAAAAGAACAACTACAATTAGTTGGATTCCGTTTGATACAATGAAACCTATGTATCAAGATTTAAATAACTTTATTCAAGCCGCTAATCTAAATCATTTTGGCTTTGATGATATAAGAATTACAGAACCAGCACAGTTTACTGAATACCCTGTAGGTGGTTTTTATGATTGGCATATGGATTGTGATGTAAGCATGGGGCATGAACCTCCGGTAAGAAAAATATCAATGACATTATTATTAAATGACTCATCAGAATTTGAAGGTGGTGATTTAGAACTAATGTCACCAGGAAAAATTGCACCACTTAAACAAGGACATGCTATTTGTTTTGCATCTTTTTTAAATCATAGGGTACAACCTGTAACTAGAGGTATGAGACAATCTTTAGTTGTTTGGTTTGGTGGTAAACCTTTTAGATGATTTCTTGTGTAGACAATATTTTTGAAGACCCTAAGGAAATAATAAAATTTGCTAATACTTTAACATACACTGATATTGGAAATACAAGAGGAGTAAGGTCTAAACACTTAAACGAAATTAATCAAGAATTATTTAATTTTATAAATACAAAAATACTAAATTGTTTTTATCCAGGTTCTTTTTATAAATTTTTTGCTAAAAGTTTTTTTCAAAAAAATGAATATGATATTAACGATGGTTGGGTCCATAGTGATAACGGGTTAATTACTGCTGTTATATATTTAACAGAAGGTGGAACAGCCGGAACATCTATCTACGAACAAAAAGATGAACACCAATTAATTGAACCCCAAGATAAAAAACATGATTATTTTAATAACCATAAAAATTATTCAATTACAGAAAAACAAGAAATTCAAAAATTAAAATTAAAAAATAATTCTTTGTTTAACAAAACAGTTTCTTTTACAGGAAGATTTAATAGATTAATTGCATTTAATTCAAGGATATGGCACGCTGCAGAATTACAAAAACCTAGCGAAAACCGTATGACTCTTATTTCATTTATAGAAAAAATTAAAAAACATAATGATTAGAGAAGAATTTTTTCCTACAAATGTTTACGGCAAAGATATAAAATTAAATAATCATGAACTAGCACAAAATATATTTAATTGGTCTGCTCAAGATCCAGGTGTAAATAAAACAAATGTTAAAAGTTGGCACTCAACAACAGACATGGCATCAAAACCAGAGTATCATCCCTTAGTCGACGAACTAATGATTATGTGTAAAGATGTATTTAAAGAAGAATGGTTAGATAGAGAACCAGTACTTGGTAATATGTGGGCTAATATAAATCCTAAAGGAGGATCAAACCAACCGCACATACATCCAAACTCATTATTTTCAGGTGTGTATTATGTTAAGTCAAACCCACAGGCTGGAAGACTTAAAATATATGACCCAAGACCAGGAGTACAAATAGTAATGCCAAATCGAAAAGAAGGTAAACCCCCTAAACATTTATGGAGAGATGTAAAACTAGACCCTATTCCAGGACGTATTATAATGTTTCCAGCTTGGTTATGGCATAGTGTTGAATTTAATCAATCAGATGATATAAGGATATCAATAAGTTTTAATTTTATACAGCATGGCTTTTAATAAATATCAAATAATAAAAGGTGCACTTAGCTATGAGCTAGCTAATTTTGTGTTTAACTATTTTCTTCTTAAACGAGATGCAGTTAAATTTATGTATGATAACAATACAACTTATGATAATGGCATGTTAGGTACATGGGGAGACCCACAAATTCCAAACACTTATTCGCATTATTCAGATCCTGTAATGGAAACTTTACTTGTTAAAGTATTACCAGTCATGTCTCAGGAAACGGGATTAGATTTAATACCTACTTACTCTTATGCAAGAGCTTATAAAAAAGGTGATGAGCTTAGAAGACATAAAGACAGACCTAGTTGTGAGATTTCTACAACTATTCACTTAGGCGGAGACCCATGGCCAATCTTTATAGATGGCACAGGTGCTGATAATGTTATTGATGAACGTAAGAATATAGTTAAACCCAACGCTCCAGCAGGCACAAAAGTCCTGCTTGAAGTTGGAGATATGTTAGTATATAGTGGCTGTGAACTTGAACATTGGCGAGAGCCTTTTGACGGTAACATTTGCGGTCAAGTATTTTTACACTATAATCATGTAAATGGCCCATTTGCTGAAAACAATAGATTTGATAAACGGCCTATGTTAGGTCTACCATCATTTTGTAAAATAGTATAAAAATGGAGTTTTATGTTACAGAAATTAGGCTTTGTCCCCGGATACAACAAACAAGTTACTGAATTAGGTGCTGAAGGACAGTGGTTTGATGGTAACAATGTTAGGTTTAGATACGGTTCACCAGAAAAATTAGGTGGCTGGGATCAATTAGGTGAAGATAAATTAACAGGAGCCGGTAGGGCTTTACATCATTGGGACAATAATTCAGGAACTAAGTACGCAGCAATAGGTACAAACAGAATGTTGTATGCTTATTCTGGAGGAACGTTTTATGATATTACTCCAATAAGAGTAAGTATAGCAAACGTTATTTTTTCAAGTGCAAGTGGCACTCCAACAGTTACAGTTACATTTCCATCTTCACACGGAATGGAAGAAAATGATATTATATTATTTGACGGTGTAAGTGGGGTTACTGCGGTAGGATCTACTTTTAACGACGCTTCTTTTGAAGATAAAAAATTTATGGCAACTTCAGTGCCAACATCTACATCAATTACAATTACAATGGCAAGTAATGAAACAGGAACTCAATTAAATAATTCTGGAGATGCTACAGGCAAACCTTTTTATCATGTCGGTCCATCTCAACAACTAGGTGGATTTGGTTGGGGTACAGCAAACTTTGGTGGAACTGCCTCTGGTATTGCAACTACAACTTTAACAACTGCTTTAACAGATACAATCACAACTAACATTGTTATTGCAAACTCAACAGCTTTTCCTGATTCTGGAGAAATTAGAATTGGTACAGAAGATATTAGTTATACAAACAATGACCAGGCAACAGGGACCTTAAGTGGAGGAGCCCGAGGTGTTAATGGTACCACTAAAGCTACACATAGTGCAGGAGCTACGGTAAGTAATATTTCAGCTTTTGTTGCATGGGGTGAGTCTTCTACGGATGATGTAACACTTAACCCTGGCTTATGGGTATTAGATAATTTTGGTACAAAATTAATTGCACTTATTTATAATGGCGAATGTTTTGAGTGGGATGCACAACCTACAAATGCTACATCAGTTAGAGCTACATTGCTAGCCAATGCTCCTACAGCATCTAGACACGTATTGGTATCTACACCGGATAGACACTTAGTATTTTTTGGAACAGAAACAACAGTTGGAGATAAATCAACGCAAGACGATATGTTTATTAGATTCTCAGACCAAGAAAATATTGATGGGTCTACAGCTTATACAGTTACCGCAGAAAATACTGCAGGCACACAAAGACTTGCTGCAGGTTCTAAAATTATGGGAGCTATTAAAGGTAGAGATGCAATTTATGTATGGACCGACACTGCATTATTTTTAATGCAATTTGTAGGTGCACCTTTTACTTTCTCATTTCAACAAGTAGGGACTAATTGTGGATTAAGTGGTAAAAATGCTTGTGTAGAAGTTGATGGAGTTGCTTATTGGATGTCTGAAAATGGTTTCTTTACTTACGACGGACAGTTAAAATCTATGCCTTGTCTTGTAGAAGATTTTGTATTTGATGATATAAATTTTACATCTAGAGATTTAATTAACTGTGGACTAAATAATTTATTTACAGAAGTAAATTGGTTTTATTGCAGTAATGGGTCTAATCAAATAGACCGTGCAGTTACATTTAATTATCT